AACATACAATCTTGGGTTGAACCAATGAAAGAAGTAGAAAATTGGGACAGAGTAACGGGAAATTTAAATAGACAAATTAAACATAATTTGTTAGAGGTTATAGACCAAGATGTGTTTGAAAAAAATTCTATAGTTGATTTGGACCTACGCTCAAGTGGGATACAATTAAATAAAAAAAGTTTTATGAGCTTGGAAATCACACTTTTTTTAAAAGATTCGCTCGAATTTAAATCACAAATATTGAAAGAAAAAATTAAAAAAATTGCTAAGTCAGTATATCAAGATGAACTTCTAAGGTCAGAATATTTTCAACTATCTAAATCAAAATCAAAAAACATTTGATATTCCATAGTATTTATTATAAAAAAATACAATGAGAGTATTAGGTCCAAACGATTTAGGAAATGGTATATTGGTTGAATGGGATGCGGGAACAGTATCACCTAGCGAATTTAGAAATGCTGAAGTAATAAAAGAATCTTATGGTCAGATAGAACACTCAAAGCCTTTTGAATTTTACGCAACACTTCAAAAATATGGAGTACCAAACAGAAATGGTAGAGTTTATCCCGAAAGGATATTAAAGAGAGAGGTTGAAAAATATAAGAAAGCAATTAATAAAGGTCTTTCAATATCTGAGTTAAATCATCCTGAATCATCACTAATTGATTTGGAGAGAGTGTCTCACCTTATTACCGATGTATGGTGGGAGGGTAATATTCTTATGGGTAAGATTAAATTACTTACAACACCCGGTTTTCACGAAAGAGGTATTGTATCGTCACCTGGTGACGTTGCTGCAAACCTTATGAGACAAGGTGTTACAATGGGGGTATCGTCAAGAGGTATTGGTTCTTTAGCTAAAAAAGGTGAACAAAACGAAGTACAAGATGATTTTGAACTTATCTGTTTTGACTTAGTATCTTCACCATCCACGCCAGGAGCATATTTGTTTTTAAATAAAGAAGACAGAAACAAGTACGAAGAAAACTTAGAGGAAGAAAAAAAATCACCTGAAAACATTACAAAAAATGATAAGTCTGTTGACTTAATGAGAAGACTTTCCGATTATTTAGGATATTAAAAAACTTAAAATTATGGACGAAAAATATTTTGTAGCTAAAATTCAGTATGACTTGGTTGATTCTGAAACTGGCAAAGTGAAAAAAATCAGAGAAGAAAAATTGGTGAAAGGTTTCAGTGTTACTGATGTTGAAGCTAAAGTCACTAAAAGGTTTGAAGGTTTTACTAACGATTGGAGAATCACTTCAGTTAGTGAAAGTAAGATTGACGAAGTTTTCGAATAAAAAATTTATTAAAATATTAAAAATTAAAATCGGGATAAAACCCGATTTTTTTTTGCCCTTTCATTAAAAAATAAACTTTTTTTAAAACTGCGATATTTATTAAGTAAAATAAACAAAAACTCTCGGTTAAAACTAAAATGCAAAACGAAAAAAAATCTTTAGTTGAAGAGGCACTTTTACAAATGAAAAATTTGGAAGAAGCCGTAACTCAAAATGCAAAAGGAATACTTGCTTCAACAATGAAGGAAGAAATCAGTGAACTAGTAAAGGAATCTCTTGAAGAGGTTGACAAAGCGGAGTCTATGAAAGAAGTATCAGAAATGGAAGAAGGTGAGATGTCTCACGAAATGGAAGAACAAGCTGAACTTGAAATGGACGATGAAGAATCTGATGATTTAGAATCTGATGATGATTTTTCTGATGAAACATTAGGAGATGAAGAAGACCTTATGTCTTTGGACCTACCTGGTGGTGAATTAGAAGTAGATGACGAAGAAGAAGTTCTATTACCTTTAGACCTTAGAACTGCGTCTGATGATGAAATCTTAAAAGTCTTCAAAGCTATGGGCGAAGAAGATGGTATTATTGTTTCTAAAGATGAGGATTCAATTCATCTTAAGGATACTAATTCTGATGTTGAATATGAAATCCACACAGAAGGTGAAGACGAAGAAGAAACAATGGACGACGAGATGTACGAAGAAGACGACGTAGTTTACGAAATCGAAATTTCTGAAGACGAAGACGAAATGGAAGATTACGAAGATGAATCTTCTGATGAGGAGTATGAAGAAATGAGTGAAGGTGACTACGGTATGGGAAAGGGTGAAAAATCAAAAACCCATAAAGGTGATGAAGATTACACAACTAAAAAAGGTATGACTAAAAAAACAAAAGCATTCGAAGGTGAGGTTGAGGAGTCAATGACTATTAAACCAAAAGGTATGGGAATGAACCTTAAGAAAAAATCATTTGACCTATCTGAGATGGAAGATTCTGAAATGGAAGACGGTGAAATGAAAGAAGGTTCTATGACTATCAAACCTAAAGGTGTTGGTATGAACTTGAAAAAGAAGTCATTTGAAATGTCAGAGGAAGAAGAAGCTGAAACAACTGAAGCTGCTCGTACTTTGGGTAATGGTTCTAAGAACGACCCAAAAAGACACGGTTTACCAAAACAAAAGGTAAGAACTGTATCTGAGAGTGAGTTGGCTAAAGAAGTAGAATCTTTGAGAGCGAAGAATGAAGAATACAGAAAAGCATTAAATATTTTTAGAGAAAAATTAAATGAAGTTGCTGTTTTCAATTCAAACTTAGCTTACGCAACGAGATTGTTCACTGAGCAAACTACAACAAAACAAGAAAAAATTAACATTTTGAGAAGATTTGACACTGTTGAATCTTTAAAAGAATCTAAGACTTTATATAAGACTTTGAAAGAAGAATATATGAGCAAAGAAACAACAGCATTATCAGAATCTGTTGAGTCTAAAGTTTCTAAAACACCTTCAAGAGGTGCTTCAACAAACCTTATTGAGTCTAAAACTTATGAAAATCCACAATTCTTAAGAATGAAAGATTTAATGAGTAAATTAAAATAAAAAATAAAACTAAAACTAAATAAAAACTAAAATGGGAGCATTATTAGAATCAGGCTTAGTTGGTAACATCGGTCTTAAGCACTTGAAAGTTATCAAAGAAGACACAATCAACAAATGGGACAAATTAGGTTTCTTGGAAGGTTTGAAAGGACACATGAGAGAAAATGTGGCTCAACTTTACGAAAACCAAGCGTCTCACCTTATTAACGAAGCATCATCTACATCTGACACAGGTTCATTTGAGACGGTTGTCTTCCCTATCGTTAGAAGAGTATTCTCTAAATTATTGGCTAACGATATCGTATCAGTACAAGCAATGAACTTACCTATCGGTAAATTGTTCTACTTCGTACCTAAAATTCAACAGTATGTTGGTGGCGCTAACGGCACACAACACTACGCACCAATCGGTTCACCTGAAGCGGTTAATTCAGGTCAGAACGACCCTAATCAAGGTTATGGTTCAGACAATGGTAAAGACCTTTACGATAGATTCTACGAAGGTAACGAACCAGCTCTTGACCCACCAGGATTGTTCGACTACTCTAAAGGTCAGTTCTCTTCTGTAACTGCACCAAACGTAACTGTAGTATGGGTAGGTGATTCATTGGTAGCGTCAGGTTACACTGCAGGTGAATACAGAAAAGTATTACTTGTTATGTCAGGTTTCTCGAACTCAGGTTCATACGGTAAGTTAATGGGTCCTGATGGTAACACAGTTGACACTGAAACTTTCCTTTCAGATTTAACAATCACATCAACATCAGGTACATCTCCCTGGTCAGCAGTTACAGGTGACTTGTTGTTCAGAGTTGTAACTCAGAAATACGGTAAAGGTATCGTTGAGTACGGTGGAACATCAACACCAGCATTCGGTTCGTCTAACACTGCTAACGGTGGTTCATACGACAACATTTGTGACTCTGACGGTAAGATTTACTTAGAAGTTGACTTCCAAGTTCCATGTTCTATCGGAGCAGGTTCATTTGACGGTTACTCAGGTTACACAACAGTAGCTAACGGTTCAGTAACAGCAAGTTCACAGTTCATTACTACTTACAGAATTTACAAAGAAATGGAATTCGAAGATAGAATTGGTGAAGTATCGTTTGACCTTGAGTCAGTAACTGTTTCTGTTACAGAAAGAAAGTTAAGAGCACAATGGTCACCTGAAATGGCACAAGACGTATCAGCATTCCACAACATCGACGCTGAAGCTGAATTGACAGCTTTATTGTCTGAGCAAGTGGCGGCTGAAATCGACAGAGAAATCTTAAGAGACCTTAGAAAAGGTGCAGCTTGGACATTAAGATGGGACTACAACGGTTGGAAGAGAGGAACAACAGCAAATCCATTAACTCAGTACACTCAGAAAGACTGGAACCAAACGTTGATTACTGCAATCAACCAAATTTCGGCTCAAATTCACAAGTCTACTTTGAGAGGTGGAGCAAACT